TAAATAAATCAATTTTTTAATATATTTATTCAATATTCAATATTCAAATATGTATTTTATATAAAAATTTAATAATGTATTGATTTAAAACATTTATGACAAAATATATTAATCCAGTTTCATAGTCAGTTGCATCTTCACTATGTATAATTGTTTTGTCTGATAAAAAGTTGTATAGGTCAATTTGTGCCATTTTATGAATATAAATACTGAATTATCAATCAATATATATTTAATATATATAAACATTTAAATAAATATGAATAAAATATTATCCTATAAATTAATAGGAATTGGTGAATTTTCTCATGGTATTCAAGAAAGTTGGGATTTTAGATTGAAGAGCAGTTATTTAATCAATTAAATATTAGAGAGTTAAATAACATTCATAGACAATATACTGAAATTATGAAATTAATGAATAGTAATTTCTCTAAATATAAAATTGCTATATTATTGTTAAAAAAATATAAAGTTAGGGCTGGATTTTATATTCCAATAGAGCCATTAAAAAATAATATAAAAAGGGAAAAAGATAGAGCAAAAAAAAATAAATATTTGTATAAAACCACAGATGAAATCTATAATGATATAATACATATATTAAAGTAATTGCCATATATGATATAATAGAGTTATATCTCATATTTGATAGTATTTATATGTTAAAAAACTATGGCGCAATTAGAGGACTATTTGCGACCATTTACTGCTGATAAGGCTGAGCCTGCTGATTATGTGGCAATTGACGTTAAAGAAGATGATGTTGCCAATGGCGACTCTATAGTAATTGACGTTAAAGATGATCCCAGTGCACCCAATGTGCCCAGTAAAGGCAATCATGAACTAAAGCTATTTTGGCTGGCCTGTTCAATTGTCCCATACTGGGACAGATGGGGTTTTATTCTTTGGCTGATTGCCATTGAATTAATTTCATCATTGATGACATTTTCTCTGATGTATAAATACAAAGCCGGCATAATCTTCACCCCAATATTGCTTTCCATAATGAGACTTTATTTTGACAATTATAAGGTTGATATGATGTTTCGCATCAATAGAGAGTGGAATCGATTGGTCCTTGATTATTTTAACAACTTGCCTCAAATTGATAAACAGGCCTCTGAGGATATGACTGATTTTAAAAAGATGATTGATCGGGCAGCCAATTCTCTTTATAGTATATTTTCTTGGGGATTGCCTATTCTCATTAGTGGCGCTCGAAAGTTCATCACTATCTCCTCCATCTTGATATTAGAAGGGTATTGGGAAATTATCTTTTCCACAAGTATTATATACTTGGCATACTTTTACTTTTATATGATTCCAAAGCAAAAAGAACTTGCTGCCATCAGAACTCAAATGAAAGAAAGAGAAAAGTGGGTAGTGGGGCTCCTAAAGTGGACTCTAAACTTATTCCAAATGGGAAAGAGAGGGCCAAATGCAATTTTAGAGATTGAAGATGAAACGAATGCTTTAGAGCGTTCATTTTATAGGGGATGGGATAATATTGCTGGCGGTATGACTATCATCTCAGCAATGGTTACTTTTCTTGGGCTGACTCCAATTACTGATTGGACCAAGTTATTGTTCTTTAAGATTATTTTTGACGATTTGAGAGGAACCATTGTGACATTTTCAAATTTTGCAAATTCTTATGCATCTCGTAGTAAAGATTTTGATAAGTTTCTTTATTGGTTTATGGATACAACTGGGCGAGAAGATGCGCTACCTCAACAAGAATTTCCAAAAGATGGCCTTACTTATAAAGTAAATGTCTCTGTCGGCAAATTAAGACTTTATTCTGGAAATCCATTGTCAATTTTGAATAATGATGCAATTATATTGAAAGGAATGACTGGTATAGGGAAGACTACATTAATAAAGGCTCTTCAGGGGTCATTGTATGGAGCGAGTTTAGATGGAGAATACTTACCAATCCAATATAGCAAGACTTTTGAGTGTCTCTCTCAACATATGAGGTCATCAATGCCTAAGTCAAAAATATCATTGAGACAATTGCTTAATAATTATGAAGATAATGCCGTTTTAATGATGTTGGTCTCAATTGTGGAACTGGAAAAAAAGATTACTACCATTTCTGATCTTGATGCTGAAATGAAAGAATATTCTGGTGGGGAACTAATGAAAGTTTCACTACTATTTACTCTTCTTGAAGTAATTAAGAACAAATCTACAGTAGTTGTGTTAGATGAGCCTGAACAAGGATTAGATTCCGAATCGAGGCTTAGGGTTTTAGTCAATGTTCTTAATTTTCTAAACACTGATATTAAGACCTATAACGGAGGCACAACTGTTACAGTATTGCTAATTTATCATGGCGATGAAAAAGATATTGTCAATATTAGCCATTTATTAACAAAAGTATGGTTCTTTAAAAAGGTTGATGGTGCAACCATTGTAACAGAGAATACTAATTTGGCTGAGTACTGCGATGAAATTATTCATAAGGGAAGAGCAGAACTAGATAGTCTTTCCAGAATGATATCACGTTAACCGCAATAATATTTGTCAAAAAGAACATTAGAAGTATGAATGTAAATCAAAATAAAATTTATTAATTTGCAAAAAAAAATATATCAAAGTGCAGCGTTTATATATTTTTTTTTATAGTTTCATTTAAGGGTATTGGAGACATAGTTGGCAATATAGTTGGCAATATAGTTGGCAATATAGTTGGCAACATAGTTGGCAAATAAGATAAATTAGCCCTAAGTGATTGATTTGAGGGCATCATTATTGGCGGCGCTTTTGTATTATTACCACTTAAAATAATAGATATTGGTATAACAAATGCAAGTATTATTAATATAATACACCCACCAGCACCACCGCCAGAACTTCCGCTATTATCATTGTCAGAATTACCACCAAATCACATACTTTCTTATTACCTTAATAATATTCAAATATAATTATAATCATTATTTTAAAATAAATTAAATAATTATTTTGGCCTAATATTCAGATATATATTATTTTTTATAGCTAAATTTTTTTTTGAGTTCAAATTTTTTAAGATAGAAAAATATACATATAAAATTTACATTTACATTTTCTGTTTACTTTATCTTGCTAATATTATCAATATGATATCGTATTAAAGATATATTACTATATATACATAATTTGATTAAGAAAAAGTAAAACAAAATCTTATTTTTTTAAGAAAAAGTAATATATATTATTAAAGATGAGCTATATTTGCACAATTTGCAATAAAACATTCACCACTAATGGAGGCTTAAAAAGACATCAATTGACTAAAAAGACTCTGTGCAGTATTACTAATACAATTACTAAAGATCGTAGATTTCAATGCATTCACTGTAATAGGTGTTTTACAACAAATCAAAGTTTAAAAAGCCATTCTTTAAAATCATGTAAAATTTTAAAAAATAAAGAAAAACTTGATAACACACAACTTGAAATAGAAGAATTAAAAAATACAGTTAATGAATTAAAATTGATAGTAAATAATAAAAAATTATCTGAACCTAAAACTATAAATAATAATACAAATTGTAATAATACAATTAATATAACAAATCATATACATATTAATTCATTTTTGGATACTAATATTATAAAAGAACATATTTTAAATGCACAATTAAAAGAATATTCAGCGGCGGCTGAATATGCAAAATTACCTGAAAAAGAAAAAAGAAAATTAGAAAATGCGGAAAAAAATAATAAATTAATATCATTAGGGCTTTTAGAAATTGCAGATAATGTATATTCGGACCCAAATAATAAAAATGTTTATTTACATAAAAAAAATATTGCAAAAGTGTATGATGGGAGTGATTGGAAAATAAAATCATTAGAAATGATTAATAGAGAATTATTTAAAATTATAATAGAAGCCATAGATAAAATTAAATTTAATGTATCAATCCCACGAAGCATGCTTAAATATGATATTCAAGGGGAGCAAATTAAAGAAACCCTAAATACATTACCACAAATGTACTGGAATAATATTTCAGAAATTTTAAAAAACTCTGAATTTGGATTAAGTGTATTATTAGAAGCAAATAAAGAAGATATTGAAAGAATACAAAAAGAAATATTAGATAAAATGCAATAAAAGATAATATTAAACCCCTGGAGTTCTAAAAAAGTCTTTTTGCATAATTTTTTATGGTATTTCCAATGTTCAATTTGACATGCCTCTGAACAATATCCAACAAATTTACACCTTGAACAAATTGCAGTTTTTTCATTGCTACAATTATGACAGATTGCATTATTTTCTTCATATTCAATAAATTTTTCTTTTTTTGTATTTATTAATTTTATTTCTTTTTTTGAAATAATAATATCATTATTATCTAATAATAATTTAATAATATCAAAATGATTTTTCATTATTGCGCAATATAATGGACTGAAGCCATCATTATAGTATAGATTAATATCTGCTCCATTTTTAATTAGTAATTTTATAGTACTTAAATGGCCATTTTGTGCTGCCATATAATGGGCTATGTCCAGTATTATCACATTTATTAACATCTGCACAATTTATAATTAGTAATTGTATAATATTGCAATGTCCATAATATGATGCAATATATAATGGACTAACTTTATCATTATTATATTGATTAACATTTGCCCCATTTTCAATTAAAAATTGTACAATATTTATATTATTAACTTCTGATGCAATATATAATGGACTAACTCCATTATTCTAACAGAAGTTTTTTTATATAGGTAAATGGTCTCTCTTATAACACAGATTAAAGATAAGTTTTTTAAGCAATCTTAATAAAAAGTAATTCTTCTACCTCTTTATTTTTAATCAGTATAGTCTAATAATGGAATTAATGATTCTTCTATGGCTAAATCTATATCAACAATAGCATTTAGTAAATGATCTCCTTCAAAAATATTTACATAATTAGTTTTTAGGTTTGGATGATTAAAATATGTTTCTCTAGTAGAACTATTAGCAAGATACCACCCAGGGCATTTAAACTCTAATATAGTTCCATCTTTTTTTGTTAATTTCCAAATAAGATCAGTATCATCAATTGGAACTAAATTTAAATTTAAATTTTTATTTTTATTGTCAATTGGGGGCTCAAATAAAAATTCATTAGGCATTATATCATAACTATTTTCATTATATTGTGCAAATATATCAGACATTAACTGATTTTTATCTTCATATAATAATTCTAATTCTCTATTTATAATTTCAATCGTATTGTTATCAGAAATTTTGTTTTTAAGTTTATCCATTTTTTCACGAAGAGCAGTATTATCTTTTTGTTTTATATTTATTAATGATTCTTTCATATTATATAATGTAAAAAATCTATCTCTATTTGTTCCTACCCATATATGCCCTTTTGGTATTTTAGATAATAAAATACTTGTCATTATAGATACTGGCCGCGTTAACATATATTGAATATCTGGGTATATTAATCTAGATGCAGCCATTGCAAATATATGTAATGGTATAGATATTCCTTTATGAGACTTAACTGTAGCAGGATTAAGTCCATATTTAAAGCATTTTAAATTTTTAAATATTCCCATATGAGATGTCACAGGAATCCCTTCCTTTGCCATAATAATAAATGACATTTCAATATTATCTGTTCTTAATGGTGAAAGACAATTGCCATGGTATATATATGCAATCCATAGATCATATGTATTTTCTTCAGATACATGATTTGCCATACTATCATATAACTTAAAGAATGCATTAAATGGATTGACTGCATCGGCCAAGTTTATACTATTATTATTAACATCTATTATTGATTTTGAGTCATCTGTTTTATTTATTTGACCATATTCTTTCCAAAATCTAACATTATGTGGTGATAATTTTTCAAATACAAATTGCACTATACTATAACTACCGCCATTTTTTAAATGTCTCAATTTTCTTAAATTTCCATCTTTTTCAACAATTTGTGTCTGAATATAACCTCTTCGATTTTCAGCGGTAAATGGTTCTATTGGAGATAATATTTTATCCCATATTTTTTTAAAAAATTCTATATTAATTGTTACTGTGGGATATAACATATAATGAGTTGGGTCGTCATAATAATTTAATAAATGTTTATGTGCTAGATTCATGGGCTTTTTTGATAAAATCCAGGGTGGGCATTCAATATTGTCATATGGTATAAAAAAAGTTTCAATATCACTATAATCTGAATATTGACTAACGTTAAATAACTGATCCGGGTTAATAATATTTAACTCCCAACTTGGTGATAAATCATTTATGGCCATTTGTGTAATATCACCTAATTGATACGGTGGGTAAAATTGCATAGTCTGTTGTTGTATTTCTATTTCTATTGATTGTAATTGTGATTGTGATTTTGCGCCTTGTATCATATCTGATTTATATTTGGAGACTAATTGTCTATCATATAAAGAACCAACTGATATATTTGTATTAAATCCCATATTTTCAATATGTAATGTTCTATTTATGGTACTAAATAAATTAGATATTACATATTGTGGCAATTTTGTTACTAGATATAATATACTTGGATATAATACTTTAGCAATTGACGAACAAAACATAGTTAACTGAAAATATATATTTTTATGTTTATATGATATATATGAACCATTATAATAGCTATTGCTTTGAAAATACCCAACTATTGATATTATTGGAATAGTATCTTTTGCCATCATACTAACGCACATTTCTATTGATTCTGAATCAATTATTTCTTTTGTTGGATTTTTATTTGTGACATATGCAATAAATATATCGTATTTATCCTCTTTTGGGTATGTTACTATAGTTGAATTCATTTTTTCAAATAATAATAAAGATTCTTGAAATGAACTAATATACTCAGATAATACCCCATTGGTTAACTCTGGGTTATTAGTAATTTGATCAGATACTCGATCGTTTATTGGAATATTTTTTTTATTGAATTTTGCATGACTAGTCCAAAAATCGATATTTGTTGGCAATAATTTTTCTAAAATAAAAAAAGATTCACTACTTTTGCCATCTTCTTTAGGAATGGTTTTGGGCTGAAAGTATCCAATAGTATTAGTGTTTATTGGTGACTCTGATTCAACCCAAGGGGATTGTAATGTATTTCCCCTTATATAACTGTGTTGATGTATTATTGGTAAATTATATAATTTACCACCTCCCGTTTTATTATGATTTTTTATTTTTTTTTTAAATCCTCCTCCATTATGATTGCCCATTTACAATATTTATTAATATATTGTATATCAAAAATTAAAAAGTATAATATTTATTAATATATTGTATATCAAAAATTAAAAAGTATAATATTTATTATATATATATTAAATTCAATTTATTGAATTTTTCAATTTATTGAATTTTTCAATTTATAAAAGGGTTATTTTCATAAAAAATTATGATAAGCGATATTTATGAAGAGGTTAACATTAAAGAGGCGATGCCATATGGAGGTATTCCCTATTCAAAAATATTGCCAAAATATGAAGCAACTGACATGGGCACCATTATAGATGACGATACATATAAAGATTATGTACGAGGCGAAATTATTGATTGGGGCACAGATGCGCCATTATTTGAAAGCGATCAGATACAGCGCGACCCATCATTTTCGCGCTCTGCCGTGAATTTAAGATATAATGGCAACCGCGGCCATGGTGCCGATTTGCCTCGCCATCCCGAATTATTTGTTGGCTTTACTGGAAATGACCCCAGAGGGGCAACAAATGACCCAAGATTGGAACAGATGCGCGGCTTTACGACCGCCCATGCTCTTAATGTGGAGCCTCAGATGGGCAAAAATGACGATAACCACGTTGCCGAGCGCCCATGGACAAATCAATCAATTAGTTATGATAAAAAATATATACAAAAATTAACAGCCAATAATTTAAAAGTATTTAATGTGCAAAAAGAAGGAAAGCCCCAAAGTAGAAATGTTGCCGCGGATGTCTCAACATGGAAACAAAACCAAAATAGCATTCGTAAATCGAATATGAAAGTAGTTCATTTTGATAAGATGGCGGGCGATTATGACGAATATATAGAATTAGGCGGCCAAGTAAATGCAATAATGGGAACAGAATTAAAACAGAAAGTTTCAAATGTAAACAAGCATGTTATTGACCAAGATTTCTACGATACTAAACATAATACAAATATGAGAACAAGCACAAATATAAATACTCATGCAAATTTAAACAATATGCAATCTGATCATATTTCTATTGATTCTTTGTTAAATTCTAGTAATGGGGGCAAGGCATTTAATAAGAAATCATTGGCGGCATCTATGGGGCTCGCAGCAAGAAATGCAGCCTCATCGCGAGCGCAATTATCCACAAATAAAGAAAATATGCGCCCTATGAATCCGAATATGTCTGCCGAGGCGCAAAATATGAGCGGCCATAATATTTCCCAAAATGTTGGCGCCATTTATAAGCAAATCCAAAATGGGCAGTCCTATAAGGATTCGACTGAAAATGCAAATTATAATCAGGGCTATGCGCCACAGCGGACGTCAGATATAAAAAAGAAGACATTACATAATAATAATATTGCAAATCGATTGGAAACGGTATCTATGATTGTAAAGGGCTTAAAAGAGAATACGGCATCAAGCAAAAGAAAAATTGCCGGCGATATCATTACGCAAAGAACAATGGCGTTTGAGGCCCCTGACCTTGAAGCGGCAAATAATGGGGCGAGTTTAGATCCGGCAAAACACTACAAAAAAAATGCAGATGGCATTGATTCTTCCATATTTAAGAAATATATAGATAATGAGCAAACTATAAATAAATTTCAAGCGGCGCCCATTTTAGAACATAGGGTTCAAAAATATAGACAAAACGATGTAAATAAATGGGGTGATAGTGAAAGTGCCCAATATGGAAAGGCCGCATTTTATAATCATGATGAAAATAAATTTAATAAAGGCAAGGCCGCATTGAATCAAATGAATTGGAAAAATTCTCAAGAGATGCAAATATTAAAGTCAAAAAATCCCGAATTATATCATAAGGTGAAAAGAGATATGGAAATGGATACAATGAAATGGAAAGAATCAGATATTGCAATGTATGGAAAGGCTGCGCATGCACAACAGGCGCATTTAATGAATATTGCGCAACATACATATAACCCGGAAACTTGGAATAATGGATATGCTCAGCGAGAAATGGGCAAAAATCAATCATTATCAAATAGGAGGTCGGCCCTGAAAGACCCTACTGAATTGGGCACCTCATCTGATGAATTATTTAAAAGCCAACAGCAATCTATGTCATATGGAGATAGCATGTATGGGGGCGCAAAAACACTGCGAGCCGGAAAATGGAATAGCGATTTTGATGGCGGAATGATGAACTAATGTCATTGCCATAGACATCGGCTCGCTGCAAGTAAGCTCACTGCAAGTGACGTTACCCAAAATTTAATGAAAGTGAGCTGGAGTCCGCTGCACGCGACTTAATGTCTAGTTTTGGCAAATATCTATCAAAATCTGGATATATAAAACCATCTAAAATAGATATTTTATTTGCTACTATATTATATAATAATGGGGCTGGCTTTTCAACATCAACACTAGAAATTTGATTTAATGTAATTAAATTAGATACAATCCACTTTGGTTTATATTCTACAAAATTATGGCTTTTTAATAGAGCGGCTTTAATAAATGGCTCATTTAATTTTATTTTGATATTTTGATTATTATAATATGAATTATCTACATCATTTAATTTTAATAAATTATTATAATATCCGCCATATATGCATTTTTTTATTTCTTTTATAGTATTTAATAAAATTTGTATGTTATTTTCAGTATAATCATTTAATATATTTTTAAGTTTAAATGATTCATTATTATATGGATTTATACCAACTGAATATAATTCATCAATAATCTCATTTCTTTTAGAAATTGCAGTCATTAATGCAGAATATTCAAATCCTATTGATTTGCACCAATTTTGAAAACTATCTACATCATTAGTGACAAAATATTTTAAATTATTTGTAAAAAAATCAGCACCGTTATCGGATGTGGGATCACTATCGCCGTTATCAGATGTGGGGCCATCTTTGCTTGCAGTGAGCTCAGTTTCAATGGTTTCGCTTGCAGCGGGCTCGCTTGCAGTGAGCTCAGTTTCAATGGTTTTGCTTGCAGCGGGCTCGCTTGCAGTGGGCTCAGTTTCAATGGTTTCGCTTGCATCGGGCTCGCTTGCATCGGGCTCGCTTGCATCGGGCTCGCTTGCATCGGGCTCGCTTGCATCGGGCTCGCTTGCATCGGGCTCGCTTGCATCGGGCTCGCTTGCAGTTTCAATTTCATTGAATTTTGGGTAAAGCCTTTTTTCAAAAGGGTTATTTGCACCCCCTCCATTTTTTTTATGAAATGAATTTAATTCCTCCATAAAATATTCAAATATTAATAGATATTCTATATAATTATCTGAAAAGAATAATTTGAGAGTTATATAGTCTAATTCTTTTTCTGGGTCTTTTTCAAAAACATTACCATTTTCCGCCACATTTGCTGTATTTGTTTTTAATTTTTTCTTTTTTTTCCCCCCTTCTATATTTGTCTTTTTTTTATGTATATCATTTATAATATTTTTGTAATGCGGAATACTATTAAATAGTATATTTATCCCGTATGGTTCATGTTTTTTTTTTCTTTCCTCAATATTAAAAACGCTATCAATTGTCATAATGACTGCAATATTAATCATATCTTCTAAAGCCACATTATATATATAGCTTAATAAAATCATTCGCGTTGATTCAATTGAAATTGAATTGATATTGGAGGCAATATGCCCCAATTTAGTTAAGCCAAACCCTACCTCAATCCCAAATATATTTTCATCTAATAGATTAGGAGGCCATTGTTTCGGCAAAGGCGCATCTTCTGCAATAAAACCCAATAATGCCGCACTTGAATTAGCCATTATAAAAGATTCTATAGGAGGGGGGTCTAAGAGTGTAATATTTTCAACTCTAAAATCAGGAAATTGTCGCATTAATATTTTTTGCTTTTGTTGTTCTTTTACAATGGATAAATATTTCTTCTTAATCCCCCCAGTAATAAAATCTGGCAATTGTTGTTCATCTAATAATTCATATGATGCTTGGGTATATAATGGATAAAATTCCCCTGGAAACATTCGGCCAGCGCGGCCTTTTCTTTGTTTAATTTTGCTTTTTGGCGCTGGTCTTGTAATTAATCCAGATATTTCATATGGTTGATATGATTCATCAGATTTATTCCACCCGCATTCTATTACATATTTTAATGTATCTACGGTTAATCCGGTCTCTGCAACAATAGTTGCAATTATAATTCGCCTTTTTACCGTTTTGCCTTTTATTTTTGGCAATAAATGCGGCTTAATAAACATAATATTAAAATCATCGGATTGAGAATTAATATTCTCCCTATTTATTATTAAAATTAAAAATGGGTTATGTTTGCTATCAGGCATGCAATATGTTTCATTTATTTCTTCTAATTGTAGCTTTATTGTTTCTATATGTTTCATACCGGGTGCAAAAATCAATATATCGCATTTATCCTCACTATCATCTATATTTTCTTCATGTATTTTGATTGCTTTTATTACAGATTCATCAACATAATCTACAATATCATCTTTAGGCCAATGTTCATATATTGGATATGCTCGGCCAATTACTTCTACCGTATTATCTAGGCTAATGTCAAAATAGGTCGCATATCTCTTAATATCAAATGTTGCGCTTGTTAGTAATAAAAAGGGCAGATTTTTATTTCCCTTATTTCTTATATAAAAATTTTTTAAATACATCAACATGAGGTCACAGTCCTGTGAGCGCTCATGGGCCTCATCTACTAATATAAATTTATACATTGACATAATATCCTCATCTGATTGGTTTTCCAATTGAACGGATAATACACCGGCTGTTGCAAATAATAACCCCGCATTTGGTTTATTGGATGATGGGCCCGTTTGATAGCCAACCGTTTTTCCCAAAATAATATCAGGATTCCATTCTCTGCCGGATACATCATTTGCGAGCGCAATTGCGGTTAGCACTCTAGGCTGTGTACATATTACATTTTTTCCAACATATGGTTCGGATAATGGGGTTGTTTTATTTCGTAAAATTCTAAATACCTCTACGGGCAATACTGTACTCTTGCCTGAACCCGTTTCAGCTCTTACAACTAAAATTCGATCTTCTAGATTGGCTTTATTATATCCAAATTCAGGCATTCTATTTTTAATCCAAGACACTATATAGTTTACGGGCAAATCTCGATTTGCTTTGGCCATTTTTGCTTCATTTGATAAGACCAAACTGCCTTTAACTAATAAAGTAGGCGAGGGCATTATTTTATACAATACTATATATTGTATTTTATATAATATATTGTATATAATATATTGTATATAATATAATACTATATAATACTATATATTGTATATATTGTATCATATTTGAATTATATATATATATTAGTAAAAACCACAACTACAATGCCGATTACTCACTTTGATACCCCTGCTGATTTTGATATGACGGTGTTTATTCGCCTGATGGCTATCCTTTTGCAAAATGGCGCAAAAATTATTAAACCACCAGATGGAGATGAATATGTAATTATTATTGGGGGCATTGTGCTGGCATTGACATATCGTTGCTCAGTCTTAGCCCTTTCGGCAGACGGCTTGATTGATGTGAATAATTTATCTCCATCTATGAAAAAAAAACAGAATCATGAATATGAAGTGTTTAAAACAATGTCTGAATCAATTAAAGAGTTATTGGACAAATGCGACGCTGAAGAGATGAAATCTCTGCTGGATGAAATCTCTGCTGATTCGAGCGCAAACTCCTCAAGCAGCGATGCTAGTGCTACAAAGTAAAGGCAATAGCGCCTTAAATAAAAAATAAAGAATATAAAGATTATTATATAATAAAAAATCGGCATTTTAAATCTCCAAAGGCATAAAATAAATATTAATAATATATATATTATTTTTTTTTATAAAGGTCATGGAAGATAATTTTACAATTAAAAATGCTATTATTGATATAAATTACTATAATGGGGGAAATAATATGAACACTGATGAACCGCCTCTAAGTAATTATAATGCGCCACATATAGAGGACGATGACATTAATGAGGCTGATGGCATTAATGAGGACGATGACATTAATGAGGCTGATAACATTAATGAGGACGATGACATTAATGCGGCTAATGGTATTAATGGGGCTGATGACATTAATGAGGCTGATGGCATTAATGAGGCTGATGACATTAATGAGGCTGATGTCATTAATGACATGGATAGCACAGCAGAAGGTGTTGAAAATGACCCTCCCGACAACGGCAAAACCACTGCAAGCGAAGGTGTTGAAAAAAGGCTTTACCCAAAATTCACTGAAAATGAACTGGCGCCCGCTGCAAGCGAAAGCGAAGGTGAAACTGCAAGTGACCCCAATCCTTTTAAACCGATGTCTATGGTAATGACAGATGAACCGGCGCCCGCTGCAAGCGAAAGCGAAGATGAAGACCCTTTAACGATTATTACAAAGATGGAATTATTAGCAATGTATTCATATATTCAGCAATATGGTAATATAAAAATCCCAATAGCCCAAGTAATGGAAATAAATTTATAGTATATTAAATATATGTAATAGTATATTAATATACTATATTTCCAATATTTATACATTTTTTTAACAATGGAACAATTGCCTGAAAATTCAGTAAGTGTTGATATTAGTATTAAAGTAATAAATACTATGGTAAAGTATATCTACTATGGTGTAAGGGATATAAAAAAATATCAAAGATTAATTGATAAAATTAAATCAATTCGGTCTTTTGGCAACAATGGTAGCAGGCGATTAAAATATGTATTATCTGAATTAATCTTAAATTCAGAAGGATTAATTGGGTCATTTAAACCATCAAATAATAACAAAGCAAGTGCAATTACTAGGGCACCAAATACTTATTCAGTTTTGAAAAATAAAGAATTTTTAATCAATTCATTAGATATTAAAAAACCAGAAAAAGTTCATACTACAAAACAATATAATGATAAGTATAAAAATACATGGAATGATTTAGAATCATCTGGGGATGAAGAAGAGCCCGCAGTAATCGAACCCGCAGCAAGTGAACCCGCAGCAAGTGAACCCTCTGCAAGTGAACCCGCAGCAAGTGAACCCTCTGCAAGCGA